TACGGCTTTTTATTATATATGTATGCATTGCTATTGTCGCCACCTATGTACCAAGGGTTAGAATCCTGTCCGATTATCCCCGTGCGCGCTTGAATTGTACCGGAAATAAAGGCGTTGTCTGTAAATAGTACACCACCCATCGATTCTGCACCGTATATTTTTGTATGCTTTGTTAATATCGCTCCGTTGCTTAAATCTATCATCGTGCCGGAAACGATCTCTTGCGTTGCGGGGTTTATTTGAAAGTTAGCGCTTTTTATTACTCCTGTTGTTATGTTTTCGCCGTTTATAATCGATTGCCCCGATGTTGATAGGCTTGAAAACGTCACCATGCCACTGATAGTAATATCAGCCGATGCAAGCGTTATTTCGCCCTGCCCGTCGGTGGTTGTTTTAAGCGTCAATCTTGAATAGTTTTGTCCTGTCGGTGAATTGGTTGTAAGCGTCAGATTATCCCAGCTCTGCGATACTTCCGTGAATCCGCTTTCCAAGTCTGTGACGCGCAGAGTGTTCCCCTCTACTGTGCGTTCTAAAGTGTTTGACTTGCCTTGTAACTGAATAATCGATTTCGACACGCCGTATGTTTCTTCGCGTCTTTCGCTGCCGTTCGACTTTATATCACTGTTTAACGCTTGTATGCCCGACAAAGTGTGATTTAATATTATCGTGCGTTTGCTTGTACCGTTCGTTAGCTTTACATCGATGCAATCGCCAACAGTCAAATACGGCAATCCTCGACATACCAATTGCACCGGCACATAAGAAAAATCTTTAACGAGTTCATATATCACATTCGCCATCGCGGATAGTTCTACCGCTGTTAAACCGTATGTGAGAAAATTGCCTTGAATTATATATGGATTATCGCCATCGCCGACCGATGCGCCTATATCGTTACTTTCCTGCCGTATAATAAGCTGCGATATTTTGCTTACGGTATAATCTTCGTATTCTAACGACTTACGCTGCCCAACCGTTATTTCTTCGACGGCATTTGTTGTATCAAGCGAAATGAAATTAAGTTGTCCGTAATTATCTATAACGCCGAACACGCCGTTTATTTCGCATATCGCTTCAAGCACTTCGCGCCCGGATATCTCGGTTGGTTCTATCGTTTTCTTCGGTAAATGTCCATGATCAAATTCAAGCTGTGTTTGTTTGACGGGTATGCCTATATAGTTACATAGGCTTGTGCGCATCGTAGCGATTGACACCATGCCCGTGCCGTCTGGATATAGTCCGTTATACCAATCGGCGACATTTACATCAAACAGCGTCATTCGGTCATATGCTGTTATCGTGCGGAAACGCCTGTCAGCCGACCGCTTGATTGAAGATATCGTGTACGCGCCGTATGGTATCTCAGCGCCGTCCACAAGCAATGTGATAATCAATTCGTCGCCCGCGTACAGTTCTGTAACGTCCGCACATTCGAATGTCAATGCTGACGCGTTACATTTGCCTATTTTTATATTTGCTCCGTCCGACAAAGAACTGTGAAATTTTACCGATTCAAATACAATTCGGTCATGCTCTATTACTACTTCCGCTTCGCCTCCTGCAAGCGGATAAAGCGTGTCAGACGGATATAATGTATTGGAGGGTAAGAGCGTTCCGGTCACTCTGAACAGTTCTATTTTATATCCGGTTCGTGGCGTATCTGATTTTAATTTGTTTTTTGTTGTGTTATCAATATTAATCATAATTTAATACTCGATTAACGCGATTCGAGCAGGCTCATATACAATCTCTGCGCTCGATACCGTATATGGCGTAAACACTATATCCGGCAAATAAAAATCTCCGGTACGATAACTATTATTATAGTCATCGTAATATTCGACCGATAATTTTCGTTCTGTTGTGTCGCTCATTGCGTTTTTTAGTAAAGCCAATAACGATTGCATTAGGCTTGTATTCAGATGCGGCGTTTCCCATTCAATTTTAGCAGGGTCATGCGCCAATACGCCGCGATGCATATATCCGTCTGCGTCGCGATACGGGTCAAGGTCAATCATTTGTGAGGGCGTTGCTTTATATGTACCGTGCTTGATGTATTTCAACGGTAATTGTGTACCGCCTAACTTTAATAAGTATCCGTTATACGCCATTTGTACGCCCCCTTTTTACACGGTTAATTTAATATGCCAGCGCGCTTTGTCCGGTTCGCTTCGCAAAGTCACGGTCAGCAGTTACTACACTATCGTACACAACTTTGCCGTCAAGCTGAATCGTATAATGCGCGTTGTTGTTCGCTCCGCGCATCGCGCTTGTGACAGCCGCGTATACACCTTGCGATACTGCTTCAACTATTTGATCATTGTTTGCTACAGCGGTGTGTCCGCCCATTGTGCCGACCATTTCTGGGCCCGCTTCACGCGCGATAAACATTTGCCCCGTGCCGACGAATCCACCGTCTGCTTTTAAAAACGCGCTCCCGCTTTGCATTGTGGGATAGCTTGTTGATGTTAACTTCTTAAAAAACGAAGCCACGCCGCTACTAAACGAATTAACGACATCTGTTAACGTGCCAATTGGATTGGTGATAATATCCATTATAGATATGTCGTAATCCAGTTTCATGCTTTTCATCGCGTCTTCGATGGCAGATTTTATTTTGTTAAGACCGCCTTTTTCTATAAAATCCCATGTAACAGCGAACCCGATTGTTAATGGAATTGTCAATGCCAGAGCTGCGCCTGTTACGCCAAGTTGCGAAGCTATCCATAATGCCCCAAGCGACATTTTTATAACGCCCCATATTTTTTCTTTAAGTGTGTCTGCTTTGGTAAAGTTATCGAAACCATCCAATACTAACTTAAAAGCTATTATTGTTAACCACAAATTTACTCCGAATTGTAAGCCATTGTTGATTACGCCAAGGTTTTTCAATGCGACACTGCCAAGCGCAGCACCTATACCGGATAATGTCGCGCCCATTAAATCATTCGTCTTGCTCTTGTCGAACAACTGTTTTATGCCAGCGAACAACAACGCGACCGATGCGAATGATAAGCCGAGCGGAACGGAGAATGTCATGCCTTTTCCGGCAAGCGTTCCAAGTGTCACACCGCCCAAAGCCGCGCCGAGTGCCGCCGTTACTGCGCCCAACAAATCATTATTTGGCGTATCGTCAAACAACATTTTTATACCGGCAAAAAGTAAAGATGCGGATGTGAATAACAATGATAATTGCAACGAAAACCCTAAGCCCTTACCCAAGAGCAAACCCAAGCCCGCGCCTAACAACGCACCGCTTATAGCGGTTTTTACCGCCGCTAATAAATCGTTTTCCGTTGTGCCGTCAAACAACGCGTTCACGCCATCATATAATATGTTCAATCCGGTAATAACCAACGTAAGCCCGATTGCTTGCGTGCCAATCTTGGCAATATTTGACAACATACCAAGCGCACTGCTAAAAGCGGCGCTAACTTTCCACAATAATATACCAGCCGCAATAAGCCCAATCGTTTTAAGTATGGTTCCGAATTTGGTATCCATCAAATCAGCCCATGATTTTATATCGTCCGTAATCCCAAGCCATTCTTTGGTTTGTGCAACTATTTTATTAAATTCAGCGCCGAGGTTTTTTACATTTTCGTCAACGGATACTTCTTCAAACATATCCGCATAGTTCGCCAACGCGCTTTCATCGCTTGCTTTTTGCTGTAATACTGTTAATTCGTCGAAACCCGCCAATTGTTTGTAAAGCTTTTTCGCTGACTTTGTTGTGTTGTCTATCTGCTCCGCATAATCAACCATAACGGATTTCGCTTTTGTCCAAGTAGACGAACCGGAAACAGCCGCAAAAAACTGATTGACAGCATTTGCTGCGATTATAAACCAGTTCGCGAGAGTTTGCACAACGGGCATTAAAGCGTTAATCACGGGCATAAGCGCCGCGCCTACAGCGTTTTTTACTTGTAAGGTAGTAGACGCAAACTTCGACATTGTTTCGTTTGCGTGTGCGGCGTCAATCCCGCCTATCGCTTTACTGTATAATACGAGGTTGTTTGTGCCTTCTATTATTGCGGACGTTATTTGTTTTAAGATAAATCGCATCGCGCGATACAGCGCAATCCGTTTGAGCGAATCTAAGAATTTGCTCAAGCCGCTCGCGCTTTTTTTTGCGGTTTCGCCAACTTTTTTAAGTTGATCGCTCGCACCTCCGGTGGTTTTTCCAAGCGAATTTAATTCACTTTTGGCGCTTGTCGCTTCGCTCGTCATTGTGCTAATACTATCGGCGGCTTGCTCCATGTTTTGCGACATAGCTTTCATGGGCGCGCTATCAGCCGCAGAAGCGACGGCACTTTTTAGCGTGTCCATGCCTTTAACGTTCAAGTTTATTGAAACGGATTTTAAACCGTCCATTGCGGACGATAAATCCGACAACCGTTTCAGTAGACTTTTATTAACTGCCTTTTTTAATACAAGAAGCGAATTAGTAAGCGCGTCAACGCCGCTCGCCGCATTTTCGCTTTTCGACTGTATTTCTATTTGCAGTTCATCAATCGTGACCGCCATCCGATTCACCACCTTTATCATCAAACCGCTTGTTCCATTGCGTCATAAACGACGCGAACCGAGCGGACGCATTAAGCGCTTGTATCTCTTGTATTTCTTTTTCGGTTTTTGCGGCGGGCTTTTGGCTTGTTTCCTGCCCGCTATTATTTGTTCCGTAAGGATTTTTGTGATACGGTATGGGCTTTGTGCCAGCTTTTGCAAAGGCATGTAATATAGGCGAAACAAAGCATAGAGCGTCATACACATATGCGCCTTGTAGCCATGCGTCGTGGTTTACTCGCTCACGCTTCATTTCAAATGCTTTTTCATAGTAAGCAAGCTGCGAATAGTCTCCGTGCCAATACTCGTTATACGGAACGCCCATAGACATATAAGCGGGGCATAGCTCGTCTGCCAGTTCCGCAAAAGTCAACCATTTTACATCGGAGGGTGAATCTAAATCTTGTCGCCCCGGTTCACCCTCCACTGCACGTTTCCCTTTGGCTGCAAAGACTCATGTACTTCATTTATCATTTCGAGCAATATTTCAAGTAAAGAGCCGTCCTCATTTGCGTCTTTAAGTTCTAATAGAATGTTCTCTCTGATTCGGTTAGATACAGTTGAATGATTAGCTTCAAACGCCGCCTTGAACAAATCCTCTGTCATAGTAAGAGGTCTGTTACCGTTCGCAATCTCAGCGAGTATTCCGGAGCGGTCGAGACGCTTTACAACATCTACCGTATATGCAAGGGTATAGTCCCTGCCGTTGTACTCAAAATCAAGTGTAGTTCTCGCCATGTTTTTAATATCCCCTCTCTATTAAGCGGCGACCGTAATCGGAGTAGACGGCACAATTACAATTTTCATATCAACAACTTCATTCACGCCAGCGCCCACCACATAAGCGGTTATCGTACCGGAAAACGCAAACTTGCCGGACGCGCCATTCGTGCCAAACCATACTTGAAATTTTTTCGTTCCGGTCAGCCCGGCGATAGTGTCCATATTGTCCTCGTCGTAGTTCGCCGTAAATTCAAGCGCCTGCTGGTCTTTTATTCCTGCTATGTACGTCCGCGCCGCTTGCGAAAGCGTGGTTGTATCAAGCATTTCCGGCGCACCGCCTAAATCTGGAAAATCCTTTATATCGCAAACATCTTTCCAGTCGGGTGTTTCCGTCGCGCTGGAATCATACTTTAATGCTATTGGATATGTAGAAATTGCCATATTCTATCCTCCTTTAAGACTTGGTAATTGCGGTTGAAGGAACAATAACAATTTTCATATCAACCACTTCGTTTACGCCAGCGCCGACTACATATGCTGATGCCGTTCCGCTCCATTCGAAGATGCCGCTTGCGCCATCCGCCCCAAATTCAAGAGTAAATGCGGTGGTGGTCGTGAGCGCGTTTGCTGCCTCATAAGTAGCGGCCGTGTAGTTTGCGGTAAACTCTAAAGCCTGCTGGTCTTTTTCCCGCTATGTAAACTCTCGCCACGTCTGAAAGCGTTGTCGCGTCCAACATCTCCGGTGCTGCCCCTAAATCGGGGAAGTCTTTTATATCACATAACTTTGTCCCGCCCGCTTTAAGCGTTATCGGATATGTGCTTATAGCCATAATTTACCTCCTATAAATTATTTTGTCTGTACTAATCGTCGCCCTGTATCTTGCGACCATCCTGTAAATCGTCTTGTCTGCGTTCGGCACTTCGGCGGGCGAACTGCCTATGCGCACAAACCCCATGTCCTGCATCTCGTCGTCGATAATTGCCATTATTGCTTTACACTCGGTTTTGCGCCCGACAGATTTGTTAGAATAAGCTTCCCATTGCCACATGACTGTCGCATGGTTTTCTTTCCCCGATGAATCCAGCGAGCGCGAGTATGTGCTGTTATCCAATTCGCGCCCTATGGAAGTAGGCATGTCCGCTGGTGTTGGCTGTTTCTCGCCGCTTGACGGATTCATATTTGGATACTTGGCTCGTAGCGCGGCTATCACGGTGCTGTATACTTCATTTTCCACATCAACCATTACCGAATACCTCCCTCGCCAACTCCGGCGCAACCCGCTCAAGCTCTCTTGCGGTTTTCCACATGAACAGATTCGCTTCTATGCCATATGTGTGCCTAACCTTGTCGCCATCGTAGTACCACCAGCCGCCCAGATTCGCGCCTTGCCCCTTGCCATACTCGCCTATCGTCATGCCCAGTTCCGTGCCTTTTGGGTGTGGCGAACCGCCTGCTGGGCCGTTGTGCCGAACGCCAGTACCAAATTCCAGCCAGATTGCATTGCCGCCTGCCACGACCACGCCCTTGTCGCCATCACGATAACCGCGTATACTTGACAGCGTTTCGCCTGTGTCAACGTGCCCGACTTGATTTATGGCGTAGTCCTCGCCGTGCTTTAGCATGAGATCAATTAATTTGAGTGTTTTTTTATTAAGTTCCCGCTTATACTTTGCCAGCTCTTTTATCGCCGCCTTGATGGATTCCTCCGAAAGCTGAATAGTGATTTTCTGCATTAGCCATCGCCTTCAATCGGTTCTTCTGGTCCTTCGGGTTCTTCGGGATCAATTGGCTCCTGCTTTACGACTTGCGTTACGCTAACCTTTTGTGCGTAAAACTTAACCGTATTAAGCGACGGCCTTATGCCTACAACGCGGTAATTGTGCGCCGTGTCGGTCGTGCCGTCCGCTTTGATGTTCGGCGTTACGCCCCACCACAGGATGGATTCAGGCGTGAGGGTGAACCCGGCCTTGTCGACAACAATAACCACCGTGTCGCTTGCCTGTACGCCGAACATCTGCACATCTGCTTCGGATTCTATGTAGGCCACATTCCATGCGGTCTTGGTCGGCGCGGTGTAGGTTATCTCGTACTCTCCGAGGCTGTTTTCGTGTTCATCGGTCAGTTCGGTTTTGCCGGAATAGTTGGCGTACCAGATGGGCTGTGCGTTTTTATTAAGCGTCCGCATAAACTACACCACTATCGCGCGAGCAATAACATGCGCGCGGATATAAGCAATCATATCTTCGTATTTAAACGACCTGTGAACGCCGTTTTCAATATGTGCAACTTGATTTTCCGCTCCAATAAGCCCGTAACCGGCGACAACCGCCATTAACTGTGTCGGTTCGTACTGCGCTGGCACATCCGTCACGCCGTCCGGCGTTTTGCCGCTATACAACCATGCAAGGATCTCGTTCTTCGCAAAAGATAAGAACACGGCAAGCTGCGCGTCCAAATCTGTGTCGGTTATGTTCATTAAAGATTTTACCTGTGCCAGTTTTTCGGCGTCAGACATGCCGTGTTCCCCCTTATGCTGTTTTTATTTAGGTAATCGCAGTAGCAATCTTCGCATTGCCGGTGCCGCGAATCTTGCCTGCCGCGTCAACGTAGATAACTTGGAAATACTTGTTCTCGACGGCGGCGTACTTGAACCCAGCCTCGTACTCGGCGGCAAAAGCTGCGTGGGTTGCGCCAGCGGCGTTGTCGAACGTGTCACCGACCTCAACAGTCAGTGCGTCGTTAAGGCCGGTAGCGGCGTAGGCTTTCCACCCGTAAGAAACGTTGGTGGGGTAGCCTGTTACGGTAAAGGAAGCCTTGTTTCCACTAATCGAAGCGTCTTGCTTGACTTCAAGGGTAGTCAGCGTAGCCGCGCCCAGCTTGACAACCTTTGAGCTGTCATACAGGTAAGCCGCGTAGTGCTTATCAGCGGTGAATGTGGTAGATTTGTTGACGATGTTCCGCGCGTCCTCTACCTGTGTACCGCGCTTCATAAACAGAGCAACCGCGCCGGGTTTTACGATGTATGCCTTATCGGTTGTGGCTATTTTATTAGACAGCACCACATAACAACCATAAATCATACCGACCACGCCGCCGATAACCGCTTTTGCCGCTATCTCTGACGCGGGTATCCATTCTTTAGCATCGCGCAGAGCTGCATAAGTAACGGCACCTACAAACAGATACTTATCGCCCTCAAAATCTTCTCCCATTTTTACAAGAGCATTATTGATATCGTTCGGTGTAACCGACACGACCGGATATATCAATGTCGCGTCGTCAAGTGCCGACAATACATCGTTGTCAACCTTGCTCGCTATGGAGGTTAAGAGCTGATTCCCAATTTCGCCGACGGGATTACCATAACCGGACAAAACAGCTTCGTCAGAAATCGTAGCGCCGCGTCCAACTTTCTTTACGGTCACAGGCTGTGATGATGCGGTCAGTTCGGATATGGGTATATCTGCCAGTTCGGATACGTCCGTCGCGTCGCCGATATATGCGAATTGAGGGAGCGTCACTGTATCGCCCGGCTGCCCGACAAGAGTGTTGTCGACCTTGCACAGCGGAGTAAACTTCATCGCGTTTACCAGTTTTCCCTCAATCATATCTGCGAGTACTTGCGGATTTATAAGACTTTCAAGTTTGGTTTCGTCTGCCATATATTAAGCCTCCGTTAATTTTTTGTAGACTTCGGGCTGTTCGTTATAAATCTTTAATCGTTCCGTATAGCCCATTTCGTTGAATTGTTCTTTTGTTATTTCAGCACCGCCGCCGTCGCCACCTCCGGCGGGCGGTTTGGTGTCACTTGCCAGCGCGGCGGCTCGTTCGGCTCTTTTTACATTTTCGATAAACGTTTTTTGCGCTGTATTGAATTTTGACATATCGCCGTCCGCTAATGCTTTAGCAGCGTCACCCGCTAAAACCTCGTCATAGCCAAGCGCCATAAATTCCGCTTTGCTTTTTGTCACGGCATTTTCTTTTCGTAAATCGTCCAGTTCTTCTTTTATCGCTTTTTCCGTTGCGAGCCGGTCAGCTTCTTTTTGTTCTTCCTCGGTCTGTTTCGCTTTGAGTTGCCTTTTCACTTCCGCTAAATCAGACGCTGTTTTGTCAAACGTTTCTTTTTTGATATATCCTGTTAAGTCCGGTTCGGGTTGTTCGTATGTTTCGAGTAATGCTAATTTTTCCTCTGCCGTCATATCGGATCTGTAACCGTCTAATTTTGTAAAATCAAAAGCCATGCCGTTTTCTCCTTTGCGATTTAAGACTTCTCTGTCTGTGTGTGTATTTTATAGTGTTCTTTCACTTTCGTTGCGCTTTTTATAGTGCATCTCCGCACAATGTAAATAAAATAAAGAAACGCCGATATATAAGTCGGTTTAACAACTTAATTATCGGCGCTCATGGGCGCTCTGTTTGTTTTCGCGCTTTGTGATTATTTTGTTTTCATAGCCACAGCGCGGACATTTAATTTCAGCTTTGCCGTCAAGCTTTGCTAACAGCTTGTTACATTTTTCGCATCTCACATCACGCAATAGCACCACCGTCCTTGCGTACCGGCACATACCAGCAACGGCAATTTATGTGCGGTTTCGGAGGAATGTTGCCAACAGGATATATTTTGTTATGACGTTTTGCACATTCCGTGCATCTGCGCTCATCTTCCTCTGTTATCCACTTCACATATTCAACACCGTCGCTTTTATATTTTTTTATCAGCGCATCGTCTGTAACGGTTATTGCATATTGTCGTACCATGTTGCTCCACAGTCGGAGCGCTGTTTTTGTGTCGGTTTTGTTACCCTTGCCCGCGATGTATGCTTCGGCAAACCTCATTGTTTTTCGGTCTACTTCGTGATTATATACATATTTTGTAACAGGATCATATTCATCAAGCAACGCAAGCGCCACTAATGGAGTTATGTCACTATATTGATGTTTCGCGATGCGCACAAATGCTTGTTTCGCTTTTGTGTTCATTCGTCTATACATCGTTTTTGCCGATTTTATTGTATTTAATTCGTCAAAACCAGCCACTCGAAAATTAAGAAATTCTCTAATAAAATATTTGTTGAGTTTTGCGACTTCCGTATCAGCGCGCCTATGCGGATTCATTTAATTCGCGCTCCCATTCAGACACGACTTTCGCGTAATGCTCTGCGCTCATGTTAGCGGCATCTTCTGGATCGGGGAACATTCCGCAATGTGTAAATGCCAGTTTCGGCGCGATTTTGTCGTTTCCGAGCATCGTTGTCAATATCATTGCTTTTGTATAATTGTTTTCGTAATTGCCGCGAGTAAATTTGATTTCTATGTCCGGAAGTTTTAACGATGTGCCGACCGTTGACCGCAGTATCGCTAATACGACTTTTAACATTTCGCGTTCGCCGCCATCTGCCATCATCTGGTACAAATCGGCTCGCATCGTCGATACGTTGTAATTGTTTCGCAATTCAACTGCGCGGCCTGTGTCGGATGTGCTTGCGCCGGAATCTCCGCTATTGTTCGGCATACCGGATATATGCAGCGCCATTTGGCGCAGATAATTTACAAATGCAAGCGTTTGCGTTTGGTCTAATTGTTCATTAAGGATTTTAACGTCCGCTTTGTTTTCACCAAAGCTTTTTAGTTGAATAGCACCATAATCTTTGAGCTTTTCAAGCACTTCAATGTCAATCTCACAATTGTAAAATATTGTTAGGTATTGGATAAACTGCTCGATTCCGTCAATGCTGTTGCTTACCACACTGTTAATTGTATCAAGTATAGGCGCTATTACTTCTATCGCGCCTTGCCGCGTGTTCGTGAGCGGATACTCTATTATAGGCATAACGCCCAGCGCAAATGGTACATTCTTCGTTAACCTTAATTTGCTTTCTTTGCCCGTTATTTCATAATATCTTGTAGAAGTGTATACGCTATATATTGTCCGTTCTTCCGGCTTGCCTTTGTCGGCAGTTATATATCTAACGCCCATAAGTGGTAATTCACCAAGTCCGGAATTGTAAACAACAAACGTGTTGCGCGGATCCGCAACATATATGTTATATGGAGCTTCATCCAGTTCGGCTGTTGCGCTCCCTTTTTGTAGTGCCGGCACGATTGCACGATTTATGTACGGCGCGTTCGGCAGTATGATTTCATAACTTGTGCCGCAAGCAAGCGCCCATTCGAACCGCTCAATGTCTTTCCGCGCTTTTCCGCACATCAGCATTGTATCGTTGAGCTTTTGAATATCTGACGATATTAAATCTGTACTGCCGCGACTAACGTATTGCACCGGCTTGCCATACTGCATACATAACCAAAACGATATAACTTCGTCAGCTATGTTTACAACGATTTTATTGTTTATTTCTTCGCGTATTAATTTTATTCGTTCTAATATCGGCTGATCGCCTTTTCGATAACGGATAAGGTATTCTATTTCGTGCCGATTCAGTGCGTGGGTAACAAGCGCGTCGCTAAGTATCTCTATGATATTTGTTTCCGTTACCGTTTCGACATCACTCAATATTTTGCGCCGGCCGAACAGCTTTTCAAGTGCTTGCGCCATCTTTTACCTCCCCGTTGTTTATATAATCGTATACCTGCAAGCCGAGAGGAAAGGAAAGGAAACCCCCGGCTCACAGGTGGAAATAAGCGTGTAACATAAATACCGCGCCACCCACCCCTTAGCATTATGCGGTATAATTCCCACGATGAACCAATATTAATTTTGTTAAGTCAGCGCCATTCTTTGACCGCTCCATCTAACCTAATTGTATCTGGATGAAACGCGGCAGGGCGCATCTGCCCACGAACGGGATAACCGCCATAATCAAGCCATGCAGTACAAACAAATATCAATGTGTTTTTTTGTATTATGTTATTGTTGCGCGGGTCAAAAACCAATCTTGCCGATGGCGTTTTTGTCGGCTTGTGCGTGTGCCCGGTAATTGATATATCAACACCCTCTATTATCGCTTGATAACTGTCTTGTCTGCTAATTCCCGCGCCGAGTGTAGAGCCACCGCCGCATCCGTGCGAAAGATAAATCATATAAGTTGCAGGTTTTCGGTTCTTCTTTTTTTCTCCGAGCGATATTTTTACGAACGCCGCAGCCGGAGTGTACCGTTCTCGTATCTGCAATGCCATGAACACGTCTTTCATCACGTCTTGACAAGATTCTTTTACCGTCCTATATTCGTGATTACCCGACACGCCCGCAACAATTTTGTCTTTTATCGGTTCGAGCAGTTTAATTAACATTTCCTTTTGAACGTCGGGCGGGTATTTTTCTTTGTATACATCGGTCTTTGATGATTTAATTCCATTGTTAAGCAAATCGCCAGCAAGCAGCACCGTCGCGAACGGGTCTGATTCGATTTGTTTGAGATGTTCCTTAAATTCTTTTTCCATACATTCAGCCGCTCCAAGATGAACGTCTGATATGGGATATAACGTCAAATATGGCATATCGCGCGAATATTCTTTTACAATTACTTTCAATATGTACCCCTTTTGCGCTATTCGTGTTATGACATATCGGTTATATATTATTATCCCTATTATACCATATTTTCACAGTAAATTCAATATGTTGTGATAAATAGTTTGTAATAATTCAACATGTAGTATGTTACCATGGACGGCGCACCGCTTCCACGCGTGTTGAGCCGATTCCTTTTATCATTTCGATTGCCATGGCTAAACTGTCCGGCGCGTCATCGTTCTTGTTTTTGGCGTTCATTTTGAAACTGAATAAATTTTGCATAAATAAACTATACTCTTTTGTTCGTTTGCCACTTTCTAAAAAATACAATTCGCGTATTTCCGGCGCACGGTCAAATATTCTCGTTTCTTTGTTTTTTGCGTTTGGAGTAGCTTTATAAGTAATATTAAGCCGATATCCATCAGCTCTTAATATTTCTTCAACACCTTCTTTATAGCTTGCTGTGCTTTTATTCGCTTCAAACTGTGCCGCTTGCACGTTGTGCTTTTTTATTTTGTTAACGAGTAAAGGCTGTGTTATCCGCTTGTCCTCCGCGCTGTATGCCACATCATGAACATACACTCTGCCGTCGCTGTATTGGTAACATATCGGCGCCGCTACATAATCACCGCCACCGAAAGCAGGGTCAACCGCCATAAATATACGGACTAAATCTTCTTCGTCGGGCAATTCGCCGTTGTAATATCTCATATCGTCCGGCTCGAACAGTGCGCCGCTCCGCTCAATCGGTTCGCCCATATATTGCGCCATCCAGCTTGCCATATCGTTATTGCGCTCGAAACTTGCGCGGCGCTGATGATAATATTCGGTGGAAAAACCCACTCCATACGGATAATCAAAATTACTTTCGTCGTTTTCGTCCAGCGCGGGGAGATTGATTATTTTGTATTGCCTGTTCCTAAATTTATCATCGTTTTCAAGCAAGTCCATTCTTAACCCAGCCGGGTCTATCATACTCCATCTTGTGCCACACCATAATATTTTTGCTTTTTCTTTCGCGCGCGGCAATAAGTTATTGTCAACTTTGCTCCACGCTGCAACCAATCTGTCTTTATTAAGCGCTTCTTCTATGCCGCCTATCAAGTCGTCGGAAATGAGCACTCCGTTACAATCGCAAGCGCCGTTTAATGTGCCGTATAGCGACCGGCACGTCAAAGTAGGATATCGTTTGCGCCGGTCTATATTAAATGTTTCGTCTTTCGCGTTTGTGCTGACAATTTTTCTTGCCGGAAACACATCATTCCATCCGTAAGTGACCGGATCTTGTATAATTTCCAAACACCCGCCATAAAACGCCGATGTAATAATATCTGAATAAGCCGAATATAAATTGGCTTTTTCCGGTTCGCGTCCGACAAGCCACGTTACATAAAACATTAACAGCGTGGTTTTCCCGACACGTGGCGGCTCGCTTAAAAATAATTCGTCAAGATTGCCGTCTGCAAGGCTTTGCAGCGCATGAGCCGCTTCGCCCAACACTTTCATGCGCGGCTGGTAAAACCTGTCCCGCGCGTTCCGGTTCCATTCGATATAAATACAATAATCCTCAAAAATATCCCAAGCCGAATATAAATATGTCTTTTTTACCAGTTCGTAATATCTTTCGATTGCCTTTGCGTCTGTGCCGGTACGAACGTGTTTCGCCGCTTCGCCCCGTAACCATAAATTGTGCTTGTACGATTCTTTTTTGTTTTCTTCGCCATATATTCGTAGCGTTTCAAAATAATCTTGATACGCTTCTATTTCGGGCTTGTTCAATATGTGCGCTTTTATATTGCTTAATGTTTTTTTAATTTGCATAAAAATAAGCACCCTCCCTTGATCTTCTCGGAAAGGCGCTCATAGGCGCTCGATGTCTTTTTATTTTTTTTGTTTTTGCGGGGAATTTTTAGGCATCTTGCCCCCTTTGTTCTTCCTCATAAGCCTTGACCCGCCTATAAAATGTGTTCGGCTTCAAGCCTAAATGGCTCATAGCGGTTTTGGCTGTAACTTGTCCAGACTTCCATAGTTTATATTCCTGCTCAAATTGTTTTTTGTCTACCTTAATTACCCGGTCTGCCATGCACTGCCCGATATTAAACTTTTCAATCCCCTCGCGCCTATATTTAGCTTCTCGTTCTTTTATTCCAGCGCTATTTACAAGAGGAAACCCTAAATCCCAATAAGCCTTTATTAGCCACTTTTCAAACTCGCGGGCAGCTTCGGCGTCCATGCCGTATGCAACTATGCGTGGGGAACACTTTTCGCTATTGACTATTTCTAAAAACTCTTTGGAGCGGGAGTGCTCATTTGTATCGTTAAAACGATAACCTTTTCCGCACCCAACATAAAAGACGCTGCACGTTCTATCAATCTGCCAAAAATAAACGCTATAATCCCCATTGCCGTAACAATGGGCTTCCTCATGCAAGCAGTCTGTGACATAATCTGTATTCCAGTTAATTGTGTTAGCCATCACGCAACCTCCTTAATCAACCTATACCATTGCGCCCTGCTTATCCCTAACCTACTACAAGCTTCTACAACGGTTATCAAGCCTTCTTTTTGTTTTTTTGCGATTTTTTCAAAGTTCGGCAATTCCTTTCGAGGTCTACCAGTAGAGTTGCCTGTTCTGGTAGAAACCCTCTTGCCATTAACGATAGGCATTGAATTTATACCTTCCCTTTGCCTTTTTCGTATCTTCAACCTCTCTTGTTCTGCCACAGCACCCATAACCTCTATTATTACATTGTTAACCATATCGGCTATCCAGTCTTGCCCTTGAAAATCAATAAGCGTGGTTGGCACATCTAATATCCTAACAATAACTCCGCTTTCCTTAAACCATTGCAATTCAGACTTTATGCCATCTTTATCCCTTCCAAGCCTATCAAGTTCCATAATAATAACTTCGTCACCTTTAGAAACAACCGATTTTAATTTTTGATATTCCGCACGGTCAAAATTCTTTCCACTCTGTTTGTCATAAAATATACGTTCATCTTTTAAGTCGGGCGCAAACTTCTTAACAGCATCTATTTGCCGGGATAAACTTTGGTCTGTTGACGATACCCTTAAATACGCATACTTCACAATCCAACGCTCCTTTCCACCACGATTTGGTCTTTCCCCCTTGTGCCAGCTGTTCTTTTCTGAACAACAACCTCATATCCCATAACTGTCAACATTTCAATTGCAGAATCAAATGTCATGTTCTTGCTTACCAAACGAGCTGAAACATCATTTGCCCGTTTCTTTCCTATGCTTGCCGCCATAGACGATTGCGTGACTTTGTTCTCTTTCATCAAGTTCCGAATGATTTCATTTATACTCATTTCGTTCAACTCCTTATGAACCTATTATACCAAATTAATTTGTCTATGTCAAGCGGTTTACTAAAAATATTTTTCTTTTTTTATTTTTTTTGACTGCTCGGAGGGGTGACCCGACTTGATGGGCATACCGTATATCCCCCTCGGGTGGGGTGGATAAAGTGTATAAAAAGGTACACTTTTTGACACAATGAAAAAGGATTGAAATACTACTAAAAAGATTTAAGAAAACACTTGACAAACCTAAAAACATTTAGTATAATGTAATTACAGTAGAAAACCACCACCGAGCGACACCCGCCCAGCGCGGGAAGAATGAAGGGAGAAAAAATCATGTTAAAGACTTTTGAGGAAGCCAAAAAAGAATGGGCAGAAAAAGGATACGAAGCAATCAAAGGCAGCGAGGCCACAGAGGCAGACAAGGCCGACACAGGCAAAGTAATCATCTATTGGGCATAGCAAGGGCCACCGACACCCGCCAAGCGGGGAAGAAAGGGAGAAAGAACAATGAAAGTTAAAACTATCACAGACGAGGACAGCGGCCGCAGGTGGGATATCTACAAGAAAGCCGACAACCAGTATTATTACAAGTATTATGAGTTCTTCCGCGCCATCGGCTGGCGCTTGACCGGGCAGAACGGCGGCAATGCGGAAGGATACTACTACACGAAAGCATCTATTGAATGGGAGTTTGAAACAACCGTGGCATAGCCCGCCAGGGCAGGAAGGAGCAGGACATGAAAACAACGGTCAATCTAAACGCATTTTACATGGTCACTTTCCGCAACGGGGCTTTCCGTGCTATTATCGGCTGGCGCGTGGTGGATTATATCCGCGCCCAGCGGGAGAGAGCCGAGCGCGGCATAGAGGTAGGCGGCGACGTTGTAAGCATGTACGAGCTGCCCGACGGTTATATTACAAATTGACAGCCCCGGCAGCGGGGAGAGAGGAGATAAATGTAAAAATGAAAGAGATTATGACGCTGCAAGAAACCAAAACGGAATATGTTGCCAAAGTCAAAGGAGAAACAACCATAATCAACAAAACCGCCTTTGAAATGGTCAACGGAATAAAGCAACATCCCCGCATTTTAGCGATAGAGAAAGCCGCGACCAAAGCAGGGATAACAGAATGGTATTTATTTAATGTGTAAATCCCAACAAAGCACTAATCGCAGAGTGAGCCGGAGCAATCCGGCGTAATGCGGGAAACGCGGTCACAACCCCGCTAGGAAGGAGGCTATCACATGACAACGCTATACGCAATTTTGCTTGTGTATATCCTATATCGCATAATCCGCAGCACAGTACAGGGCCGTATGTGGCCTTGGCTTTTGGCGCTTGTGGCGCTGCTGATAGTCATAGCTGGCACAGTCGGCCATGTTTAGGCGGCGCAAGTATTATTGGCACACGCCGCCGCTTGACATTTTAGGCGGGGGCGTCCCTGCCCGAAAACCATCCATTACGCTACACGCGCCACCGACGGCGGGCCGCGTCGTCACCCTGCGCCAGACCATAGCTACCGAGCATTTCAGCGCGCACAGGACGCCCAGCAGCGCCGCATTGGGCATTGACCATGACGGCACGCCCGTGTATATCGACATCGCCCGGATGCCGCACATGCTAGTCGCCGGCGCAACCGGCAGCGGCAAATCCGTGGCGCTCGATGCTATCCTGTGCAGCTTGCTGTATTGTGCATCGCCATCGCAGGCACAGTTAATATTGATCGATCCGAAGCGCGTCGAGCTGGGCGCATATGCCGGCCTGTCGCACCTTGCAAAGCCGATTGTAACTGATACCATGGAGGCAATACAGACACTAAGACAAGTCGAGGCGGCCATGGATCAGCGATACAAGGCCATGAGCCAAGGCAAGGCGCCGGGGCCGCGCATAGTCATAGTCATTGACGAGCTGGCGGATCTCATGCTGACCAGCCGGAAAACCGTTGAACACAGCATTGTAAGGATCGCGCAGCTGGGCCGCGCCGCCGGAATCCATTTGATTTTGGCCACGCAAAAGCCGCTTGTAAGCGTCGTTACGGGCCTGATACAGGGCAATATACCGTGTAAGCTGGCATTGCAGACAGCCTCAACCGGCGATTCCGTGCGGATTTTGGGCCACAAGGGCGCGGAGAAGCTGCTGGGCCGGGGCGACGCGCTGTTAAAGCTGCCGGATAGGGTAGAGGAAATCCGCTTGCAATGCGCTTATACCGCGCCGGAAGATATCGCGGCAATCGTTAAATATTGGAAATACGACGCTAAACAAGCAAAATAATAACCGACAAAAATCGCCCGCTTTTATGCGGGCTTTTTTGTGCCTATGTTGTGACGCTATGTAGTGCGTTTTACGCGACTTTGCGCGACGGCGTATGAATGTGCCAATCCTACCATTGCCGCCGCGCTGTGTTCGCTGTGCGCGGTCACGCTTGATTATATCGGTTTAGATTTAGTCGTTTGCGCGATATAGGTTCGTCTTTGTTTTTTTTATTCGTCGCTTTCTGTCGTTTTTTTGCTTTCTGCCGTTTCCGGTAACGCCTCTTGATATTTCTGCGCCAGTGCGTCTGGATCTTTTTCTGCGCCGAGGGGGTTGTTGGGCACAAGGTTGTAAGTTTGTTCGTCTTTGTAACCGAAGTTGTTTTTTGCAAGGAAAATCCCTGCCGTTGGGTGAATCTTGTAATTCAGCATGTAGTTTTCCCACAAGTTTTCCATAAAAACATACGCTTTTTTTATTACGTCCCGTCCAAGCTGTGTTAGGTTAACATTCCTATCCTCCACATCGGTCTTTACTTCCCACAGTCTGCGCCTATCCAGACCGAGAGCCATACTAAGGCCACTAACAGCAGGCTTGACATCCCACTTGGCGCAAATAGAGAAATACTCGTTAATGCGGTCTTGTATTTCTTGGTCTTTTGAAAGGTCAATCGGAGGGAGGTTCATTACCTCAAGCCCCTGCCCAAGATACTGTGCGTTGTCACCGGGGTTTACTTGCATTGCCTTATCGCCAACCAGCGCAGGATTGCCCCGGCCCTTTGATTTGGCTATCTCTGCTCCCGCATCCATTACATTATCACCTTCTATCTCTTTCGGTTTCGGCGGTCTACCGCGCTTGGGTTTACTGGTTTCCATTGTTTGTGGCCTCCTTGGTTCTTTGCTTGTGTCCGCTAATAAAAGTTTTAGTTATTGATATTTCGGTGATTTCGAACGGCCAGATACTAAAAGAAACATCAATACTTCTTTGCCCGTCCACATCTCCCACAATTTCGTCTGCGCGGATTTTGATTTCTTCTGCCGCTTCTATAAGCGCGGCGACATAGCTTTCGCGGTTTCGTTGGATTATTTTCATTGGAGCGTTCAGCAGATTATCCCCCTCAACTTCCTTTGGCTTTGTCGGTCTGCCCCGTTTTTTTACTTCACTCATTTTATTATTGTTCCTCCTTGCTTTCTGTTTGTATATAATTTTCCGTTTCTGCGAGTTCTGCTACATATCCGCATCCTAACCCAGAATAATATTTAGGCTCTACTTTATATTTACAACCATTGCAACATGACGTACATATGTTTTCGCCGTATGCTGCCCGAACAGTGGGATGCGGACACGGTCGGGTCAAATGCCAATTCAACAGGCTGCCGCATTTTGCGCATCTGATTTTCTTCTGTTTGATATTGTAAATTTCCATTCCTCCGTTTTGTTTGAGTTTATGTAAAATATTGATTCGTTATTTGTAATCCACGCGGCGCGATTTATTCAGCGCGAGGAAAATCGTTGTTGTTTTCTTCGATAATTCCCCTTTTCTATGGAACAACGGAACAGCGGAACAGCAATTCCCTATATATTATTTATTTGACGAAAATTAACCATAAATCACATGATTTCGCCAATCGAAAGTTTTGCTATATTCTTGTTCTACCTGTTCCATAAAAGAAGAATAGTAGTAAGATAGGCTAATGAAATCGACGGAACAGGGTATGGAACAGGGTATGGAACAGGGTACGATTTTATCAACCTTGTTCCACCCGCGCCGACTAAAACGGCAAATCTTCATCCATCCCATCAGCACGATTCGACTCGTTCATCTTCATCCAACATCTCTGTCTGCCATAATCTGTATATTTCAAGCCCACCTTGTTCCATTCCTTAAACCGATTCATAATCACTCCGATTTCTTGTGATTCTTTCGGTGTCGGGTCTTGCGGGAAGTCGCGATTTACAGAAAGCGCCTCGTGCTTGAGCTGTCTTACACAAACCAATTCGCCCACGGGCTGCCGGTTTAGATACTGTTCAATCGCGCCGATCCGCCAGTCGTCCTCCATTGCTTCTTCCTGTGCCGAGATGAAATGATTCGTTAAAGTTTGGTCGGCGTAGTTCGGTATAGTATTATCATCATATTTTGCTTTGGCTTCTGCCCAACACTGTAAAATATAATTTCTGCATTCTGTTTCGCGTTCATATAACCAATAGCCTGTTGAATTTACTCGAACCGGATAAAAACGTCTGTTTCCGGTTTTATCTTTTAGAAACTGTTCATTATTAGTTGTTCCTATAAAAATACATCGGCGCGGATATTCTGATATCTGTCGGTCGTATGGTCGTCTGTACTTATCGCGCTGCCTTGTGATGTACGATTTTACTGCCTCCTGTTCTTTTGTCCTTGTCAGCGCCAGCAGTTCCGCAACTTCACATATCCATGCCCCCTCAAGCTGTTCAATCCCGCGCTGTCCTTCAATTTCCGTCACCTCGGAATAATGGCTGTCGTGGATAGCGAGCCAACGGACAATCGTTGATTTTCCCTCACCTTGATTAGTACCAATCAAAACCGGCACATCGTCAAATTTACAGCCAGGCGAATATAATCGATGTATGCCGCCCGCAAAAATCAATCTGCTAACCTCGCGCGTATAGTCGGTGTCCTCTGCCTGCAACCATTTTGTTAGAAAACTAACTATACGGGGCGTGCCATCCCAAACAAGACTATCTACAATGTCTTGTATTGGGTGATATTCGCGGTCTTTGAACAGGATTCGCAGCGCGTCATAATGTTTATTTTCGCTGTGTATATTATAATTTGTTTCGATGTAATGCCGGCTTTCTGCGTCGTCGGAATCGCTCCAACGTAATATTTTGCCGTCCTTGTGCAGTTCGGGCGAATTGGTAAGCAGATTAAATCTAACGCCGTCATATGTCGGGTCGGTCTGCATAATCTGCAAAAAGTTGTCAATCGTTACGGTTGGTGTTCCTTTTTCGTCGAGCCGCAACGACGGGGAATAGTCCTGCATCGCCAGTTCGCGATTGAATTTGTTCGCCGCCGCTTTGTCTTTTTTGTTGTATGACGATATCATTCGCGATACGGCGGTCGATATGTTCAAGTCACGCGCCCGAATTTGCATAAGCGCTTGAACGCGTATTTTTTCAAACTCATCAAGGTCGAACGAATGAATAACACTGTTTATAAGTTGCTGTTCGTCCATAGTTTTTATGTTCTCATCGGTCAAATCGGCGGCGGTTATGTGTTCCATGCAGTTTGACGCTCCCCACCTTTCTGTTTATAAAGAATTACATAAGCTGTTAATTTAATATAATTTATAGGCTTAGATTATATAAGCTGTTAAATTAATATGTTTTATAGGCTTAATCGGGCAATTCAATCGAATCGAGTAAATATTTTTGATATCCCAGTTTGTTCAAAGCTTCCACAAACAGCGGGTGCGGTTCTTCGCACGGAGAAGTAGGTGCGAAATCGATTTTGTTCTTATCGAGCCGCGCCCACTCCTCCCATATCTGCCAGTATTTTTTGTTCCGCGCCAGTTTTTCAGCCGCCCGGCGCTGTCGGTCTGTTTCGATTGCGTTTCGCCGGTATTGTGCGTCGCGCTGTTCTCTTAGCGTCATGCGCCGGTCAAGCGGACAGCCTAAGCCGAAATCATCGTTTAACTTCGTTACTGCATCTCGAAAACCTATATTGTGTAACAGCTTAACAAAATCTATTATATCGCCGCCAGCGCCGCAAACAAAGCAATAAAACAGCTTGTCCGTATAACTAAAATTATAGTCATCGCCCTGATGGATAGGACAGGGTATTCTGTTTTGTTTCGGTTCTGCGCCGGGAGAATAAAGTTCGATTGCGTCTTGAATAAATATTTCCGACTTAATTCTATCTGTCGCATATGTATAATTATTCATTTGAATATTGTTAATTGTGTAGAAAAGATTGTGTATTTCGCACAATCATTAAAACAAAACATTGTTGAAAGGGTAGAATATAATTATTTGTTTATTTCATTTTGTTTCAATCGGGCTTGTCCGAATAATAAAAAATCTTTTTACCTTTTCGAGTGTCAACGTCTTGCATATCCGGATTGCGTTCTTCCATTTGGATTGCGCCGAGTATATTAAACGCCGCCGCAGATAAATGATCTTCATCATCCCAGCCGTCGAGATATTTAAAAATGTGCCGTAGTGCGCTATCCAAAAATGCCGAAATCGGTATGCCGCGCATATAGTTGTGACGGGAATATTTTTTCGCGCCTTGTTCGTACTGTTTGGATAATCGCAACAGTGCGGCGGGCGGCATAGAATACATATCGCCTTTACCGTCCGACATATCACGCACCGCGCCGGTAGAAAATTCCCGGCGTGTGCCACTATCTAATATTTTAGGCATTATATAATAACCTCTTGTTTTCTTTGCTCGCGAGTTAAGTTGTAATATCGCGTTTTACAAGCCACATCGGACACACCGAATCTCTGCCCTATTTGTTTCCAGTTCTGTCCGTATCGTTCGCGACATTCAATTAATAGATCATCGTCAAGCGCGCTCCATCTGTAATATGTACTGTGTTTCGGTATTTCGATATAATTTCCAGAATCGTCACAGTACAAATCCATAAACGACTTAATTTGAGCGGAACGCAATATATCTTTGATCCGGCGCGGGCGGCATCCGTTTAACTGCGCAAGCACACTAACATGTTCGGACGGGTCGTCACAATTGTTCCAGCTCTGGATTATTTCTGCGTCACTCCATGGTAGGCGTTTCATATAACCTTATATTCCTCCGGCAAATTATTAAATAGCGGTCGTATATCAACATTCAGCTCACCGTCTATAAATTTACAATTTATTACATCTCCCGCCGAAAATTCAGTTCCAAACGCAATTAACGCATGCGGCGGTATAATTAGATTGATGTTACCGTTTCGGTATATTTTATCAATGTTATATCTGCTTATGAATTTATCAAGCTTTTTCTGCATCTCTGCGTCGGCTTCGACTTTACGAAATATGTAATCTATGGATTGCATTGTGTTAAATTTACTCCTTTCGTTGTAAATTAGATAAGTAATATAACAAGCTCAATCTCCGCGCCGTTAATGTTGCAAATGTTTAGTAAGTGGTTCATATTTCTTCGCTCCAACATTTACTTGTATCCCATCCTCGCTTTTCGCATTGTGCATAAGCCTTTGCTCGTATCTCCGAAATGGATTCTCCTGTAATCACAATTTCGTCTTGGTATTCTCCGTTGTAATGAATCTTGTATGTTAATGTGCTTTTCATCTGTCATAGTCCTTTCTCGTCAGAGAGGCTGCCGGCATTTAATAGCTAACCTATGACTTTTGTTAATTTAAATTTGATAACCTTCTGGGTACTTTGTCGTTAACGGCCTGTAATCAGCTCCGCACTCTGCGCTTGTCTTTCCACACTTTGGGCATCTCATGGACGGGATTACATTCTCGTGGAAATTTGCATCGTCATAACCGTAGCTCTCCGCTTTATGACCACACCCTTCACATTCGTAAATGGCTTGGAAATCTCGTCTGTGCTGGTATGTTATTTTATTTATTCTCATTTTCAATCACCCTCCGGCATCAGCCAGTAATTTCCGTGATCGGAATCCCTTTCGCCTTAGCAAACCCATACTCCATGTTGCAACCTCGGCTTTCCCTCCAATCTCCGCACAGCCATAGTTCGTCACATCGGCTCAATGCTTCAAAACAATGTTCCATGCCATCTAAATAGGTTAGTTGGCTATACAGAAACCCTGTGGTGTGTAGCGGGCTGTAAAAGGTGTGATCTGGTACCCGTTTGACAAAGTCAGTAATTATCGCCTGTACCTTGTCTATGTTCTCCTGTTCTCCGCCGAATTGGTGTGCTATGTATATAAGCTTCATGTACCACCCTCGCTTTCCATCTTTGCGCCGCAGTTGGGGCAGTATTTATAGTTTCTAATCATTCCATATAAATGAAACGCATTGCCGCCACACGCTGTACAGTATCTGTATTCGCCGCTTGAATGTCTATCACCAATATCCCGTTTCCACTCCGCACGCACCACAGGCGCAGCGTCGACTTCTGGAGCGTACCGAACGCAATCCATAATCTCCCCTTCATGGTTCACGCACCCGCTTTCTTCAATGGTGTGCTCTATGTCAGATAATAGCGCGTCAGCATCAATCAGCCTCATTGCGTTCCTCCTTCGGCTTGGAGCGGTAGGCGAGCCACGTTTCGCCGTATTGACAAAATGCCCCGACTTGTACCATTTCATCGCCTACGACCGTGTAAACACTCTTGCGCCATGTCATTACCAGGCACCAGTGGCTCTTATTTCTGTTTGCCCCGACCCCCACAGTCCACACCGGCTCCCCGTCCATCTGCCTAAGCTCATCCAGCGTGAGGGGAGCGTTGCTTACCTTTTTCGTGGCGTCAGGCAAATGGTCTGCCCTGCGGTTCCATGCGGCGATGGCGGTTGCAGCATACTTGTAATCGATTGTCCTCGTCCCGCAATCTTGGCATACCGCATAAACAGATTCGCATTGAGTTACGCTCCACAAGGTTCCTACGCCCCCGCAAAACGGGCAGGGTCGTAATGTGTTATCCATCCTGCTTTACCTCCGAATACCGGCTTTGCACAAAAGCATCAGCGTCTAGGAACTGAACGTCCTCTATCGGCACTCTTGTCATCGTACCGTCGTACCGCTCGATAATGACAATAGGCTGTGACATCATGCCGCCGGTTATCAGCAGGCAATAACCCTCCTGCGCCGTATCGAACTCGTTGTATGATACCTTTCGCCTCGTTTCGTTCATGTCTACCGCGCCTCCCTCGCTTTGCAAACGAGCCACCTAAAATGCCACCAAAGAACATGGAAACACACTTGCTTTTTGTAATCCGTCCGATAAATGCAATCATCCACCATTAGGCAGAATGGGAAGCAAAACCAGCTTTTGTAAAAGTGTTTATCTTTCATGCTCTACCTCCAATCTGCGGCCACAGACAGGGCAGTAATGAACATCAACCTTTTCTTGCGTTGCAAAATCGGAAGAGTGATACCTAACTACCTCCGCACATAATTCCTGATGATACTCACAACTACATACTGCGCACCCCTTCTCCCGTTCCTGCTTCTCGCGGAGGGCTTGCATCGCGGTTTTTAGAGCATCGCATATTTCTGTGCGCCTATCAGGTGGCAGATGAATAAATCTGACACTATCCAGAATTGCTAATGTTTCAATTTCATTAAGCATTTTCTTTCCCTCCCTGTAGCGCGCCCTCGGCTTCGGCGCGGTTCAAGTCCATCTTTGCGCCGCAATTGGGGCAGTAGCAAAAGCGGTATGTGTCATTATCAAACAGGTTCCAATCAGCGTGACAGTAAGAACAGAGAATACTATCTTTTGTTGGGTTTTCTATCCACTCCCCACGCACCACAGGCACAGCGTCAATTGTGGGGGCGTTATCAATTTCTTTCAGCGCATCTCCAATGCACAAGTCACCGTAGTAGTCATTTGGCATATTCTTGATGGTGTTTTTCAGCGCGTCAGCGTCAATCAGTCTCATTGCATTCCTCCTTACATTCTTCCTTGCTACCATACGCGGGGCAATCTTCGCCACAAAGCCCCTTAAAACCGTATTCTTCGCACACCGTCATAGACACCGGAAGATAGCGCCCCTTGTCGCGTTCATACAAAGCGTTTACAAAGTTCTGCATGGGGTCGTGTGCATCTCTCGTGCTATTCCTCCTTTTTATACTCACCGTTACGATAGTGTCGTTTTTGCTTCCTCCGTGCGGTACAAGAAGTATTCTATGTAATTCAAATCCGCGAGTTTTGCCTACACCAGAACTGTTCCACCCAAAACATATTGCTTTGCCTCCCGGCTTTAATATTCGGGCGATTTCATCTAAGTGCCGGCTTCTCCAACTTGCTTGCGTGGTTTTTTGTGTGACTTCTTTGCCAAAGCCCTTATAGCACTCAACCACTTGCCTCAAAGAATACGGAGGGTCATATAGAACCCCGTCAACACTTCCGCTGTCGAATAGCTTTAGAAAGTCCAACGCGTCCATGTGATAGTCTGCCGGAATATCTGGGTTGAGGTCATTAATGATTGTTGTATCTATAAGCCGTTTTCCGTTGCTGAACGGGTCAATCCACAACCCTTCGCGCACTTCCTCGCTTAACAATTTCTTAATCGGCAATATTGAAAAGGTTTCCTTGTTTGGCATCGCCCATACGCGCTCTATGTTAATGTTACTATTCCTCCTTTACTGGCTCATATGTCGCTTCAAAAACATCTGGCTTGCATGGATAAAACTCGCCTTTAACGCCCTTGATAATGTAGTCCCCGATTGAGGCAAGGTGCTCACCTTCGAACGTTTTTATAACAAGTCCGCCTTTTATTTTTGAATGGTCTATGTAGAAGTTATCTCCACTTGCCGACATATAATCATTTGTTCTGCCTGTGAGAAAGTCCCACATTTCCCTTTGGTTTTCCCCTGTCCATTGTATGGCATCAATAACAACAGGCTTTTGGCGGTATTTCATATTCAGTCCTCCTTTGCTGGCTGTTTGAGCCAGTCAATTCCTTGCGGTAGTGTTGCGTCGTTTTTCAACCACCAAAGCAGGCAACCTTCGCAATCAGTACTCTTTCGTTCAAGCGCAGCATCTTTACAACAGAGGGCACAAAATGTTTTAGCGTAATCAATATCTCCGGCCTCGAAGTCAAGCAGAAATTTATGTAGTTCCTCATCGCTCATGCTCCGTATGCGGTCTGCGTTGGTTTTTGGAGTAATTTCCTCCACCGCACACACCTTAACGGCTCCCAATAATCCGTTTTTTAATAATTCTGCGGCTTTTGGTGTGCATCTTGAAATAATCTCATCCAGCGCCAACGGCGTGTTATTCTGCTCTGCTCTACGATTCCACGCGGCTATGGCTTCTGTAAGATAAGGCAGATAGGGCGTTTCAACCCCGCAACCAGTGCACAATATGGAAAATGAATCTTCCGATGCCTCAAACGTTTCTGCTTCGCTCCCGCAAAACGGACACGGCAGTAATGTCACGTTAGATACACCCCCAAAACAATATAGTGAATTAATTGGTCTTGCCAGTATGTGAGTATTTTGTATCGCGCTTTTAAGGGGTCAACTATAATATGTGACGCAAATACGATAGCAAGATGCCACGAAACTCCAAACGCCAGAAAGAACGGCAAACAATAAAGTACGCAATGTACAAAAAGGTGATACCAGTTCGTTCCTTTGGTTTCTGCAATAAATGGAGTTTGCAATATGTAGTCTCCAACTAAATGACAGAATAATAGCATTAGTAACTTATCCATCCCGCTCTACCTCCAATCGCTTGCCGCACATGGGGCAGTAGAAAATATTAAATATCGCGGCATCCCGTGATGTATCAACAGATAGCGCATAGCGGTTTTCAGCGTCTATGATTTTGGCCGTTCCTTCGTCAAACACTTCTCTGATGCGGTGGCGTTCATCATTGCAGAATACACACACCTTGCTTCTCTCTGCCTGTTCGCGGAGGGCTTCAATAGCTACTTTCAAATGTTCGCAATACGCACCAGTCATTGTTGGATGTTTGCTGATTGGCTCAAGATATTCGATGGCTTTTTTAGTCTCATTCATGCCGTGCTTCCTTCTTTTCCAGCATTTCAATCGTAGCTTCGCAAGGGTTAAGTATTTCAATTGATTGGCTCCACATTTACGTTTCCTCCTTCACATGCGCAGCTTCGGCTTCGGCGCGGGTGAGGAATACGGTTTTGCCGAAGGCACTAGGTCTGAAATTCCAAGCGGCGCGTCCCCAGTCGTCATGTTTACAATTGGCATTCAGAACAATGCTATTTTTCTTAATGATGATTCGATTGATTGAGGTTTCTTCGATTCCGTTTAAAGAATCGGCTGTAAGCACATATACCACGTCCCCCACCTTACACGGCAGCACCACCAGCCTCCCGTCAGCCTTAGCTTGTGCCAGCTCCGCTACTTCCTCCGGCTCAAGCCCCGTGTCCTCGTAGGCGGCGAGGCGGTAAAGCATTTTCGGGATTAGGCATGGCTCCGGTTCTCGACACGACCGTTTACAAGTATGGTCCATTCCGCACACCTCCCACGTGTCGTAACAAGCATTATTCCATCCGTGTTCTGGGGTCAATCTGTTCATTTCTCGTCTCCTTCCTCCGGCGGTACTATCCGCGCCCAATGTGTTATCACGTCGCTGTGTCTGCGCCATCTACACAGCCCCGTATCATCAACGCTGTCGTATATGTAGAATCCGTCCTGTTCGATTGTGCGCTCACCACGCCTGCCAAACATAGCATCAAGCAATCTCGCCATTGGGCTGTCACCTACGGGCAAAACCTCGTCTGATACAACGTCACCTTTACGGAAATATTCGCAAACGTGCGATTGGTGCAAGTCGCCCAATTTGAGCCAATAGACTAATACGCGTTCGCCGCTGTTCGGCAAGCTGTCTGTTGTTTTTATCCAGTTCATTCTGCACCGCCTTTCGCTCCGCGCCATTCAAATTCGCACGGAATGTGATTGCCGCTGTCGGTTGACGAGGTAGGGATCGTCGATATACGTTGTTTTATAAATCCGCTAAACCACTCCGCAATGCCAATTTCATGCGGTTCGGATTGGTTTGTTTGTTCGTTTACCAAACCGATCTACAATTTGTCATATCGCAGCACCTTTCTTTTAACCGTTTTATAACCTCGCCGCCGTATTCGTGTTCTGTCAATTGTATAAAATCATCTATGGTATACATATCTGTATCAAGAGATATACCTTTGCCGTTGCAAAACGCCGCTCGTCCAAATTCACAGCTTCGCGTGAGTATACCGTGCCAATCGAAGAATTTTTTTGCAGGATACTTTGTGCCGAGTTTAAAAACTTTCAAAAACTCGTCTATCCTATCATCCTCGCCCATGTCGTCAAAAAGTTTATCTTGTAATGCGTCAAAGGCAGCTTTAAGCGTGTCACCGTGGGCAAATAGATCCGCTTGCTTTGCTACATAACATGGAGTCAGCGTTAAATCACCTTGCAATATGCGGCCTTTTGCAAAGTTTCCGAACACAGCGGTTATAATGGTCTGTGTGCCATCGATTATATTTACACGATGGCCACCAAATGTTTTTATGCCGTTGCCGTTGCCTCCGCCGCAGCCGTTGCCGTTGCCGCCGCCGCTGCCGTAGCCGCTGCCGTAGCCGCTGCCGTCGCCGTAGCCGTCGCCGTCGCCGTAGCCGTCGCCGCTGCCGCTGCCGTAGC